TCAACACCAACTCTTTTGAGTTTTTCGTTACCAAGATACCCTTCAGTTGACATCTTTCTTGCCTTTTAACATCTTTACAAGATCGTTTGTAGAACCTACAAATACAGCCTTATCAACATTGATTTCATTTTGTGCTTTCTTAGGTTCTAAATCTTGTTTTCTCTTTTGTATCTCAAGTAAATCTTTATTGAGTTCACCTAAGTTTTTAAGAGTTTGTGCTACAACTTCAAAGGCTCTAGGGTGTTCTGACTCTTTAGCAACACGCAAAAGACTATCAAGTGCATTACCACCTTTGTCAATAAGACCACGAATATTCTCTCGAGCAAACTGAGCATCATTTTCAACTTGTTTTTCAGGCTCTATTGGTTCTATTTCGGTAGAAGTTACATCTATTGGTTCAATGTTTAATAGTTTAGATAGTTTCTCATTTTTCATAACAATGTATCTGGATATTCGGTTATACTCTCTGAAAAACCAAACTCATCATCTACATTAGCATTTGCTGGGTCTGGTGTCAATACAATTGCGGCCGCCTTTAACGGATCGCTTTCTATTGTTGATATTGTAAATGTTGCATTTGATGTATCACCAGTTACAATATCACCAACTTCTAATAGTTTATTTAGACCTGAGGCAACAAAGGTGCCTGTGCTTGTATTACTAAATTTTTTCACATTTCCAATGACATCTCTTGCCACAACACGAAAAGTTTCATCTTCTAATAAAACACCACTACCATTTGCAAAATCTACTGTGGTTCTTTGTGCTGTTTTTCTCTGCGTGTCAATATAAATGTTTGTATTTGATTGACGAATATATTTACCAGATTTAACGGGCGGCCAAATATAACTCTTTGCGGTAAATGTTAAATCCCACATAATCATTCGTGTTGTCATCATATCACCTTCATAATCAACTGTAGAATTAACAGAGTTTAATACAATTGGCATATCAAACTTTTGATTCATTTCAGGTATGAAGTTTACTGTAACTGTAAAATCTGGTGTAAAGAATGGTAATATTTGTTCTAATATTTGTGTGCCATCTTCTGTATTTCTTACATAGATTGATAAATTAAATTCAAAGTTATATGGTATTGGTCTATACTGAGTTTTTACAGCAGTAGCCGTATTAGCTGCGAAGCTTTGCGTGAGTGTATTCAACTTTCTACCCGTATCATATGACATACTCACCATCTCAAATGAGATACGAGGTACTATAGTTGCGATTGATTTTGTTAAATTAGGATCTGATGTAATTCTTGTGAGATATTTTTCTTTCGCTCCGTAAGATAAAGGTACTTTAAATATCTCTCTTTTTGTTGTACCATCTGCATTATATCTTTGTAAAAGTATATCATTAAAAACTGTGCCAAAGGCAACGACTATTTTGCGAATTGTCCTATGATAAAATTGTGAGTTGCCTAACATTATGCCTCACCAAATGGATTTGTTTCACTAAAGTCTAGTATACCATCACCACCAACTTCTATTCTATAATTATCAACAATATCTTCAAACGCAGTATTCATTGTAGCGGTATCATCAGCGGTGTTCACAATCCATTGAGCACTTGATGTATTACCGATTACGTTACCAGAGCCAAAAGTACCTTGAGTTCTGTAAACTTGTAGTGCTGTATTTTGTGTGAATGTATGCACAAGTGCTTGTGCCGTTGCATTAGCAAGAGTACCATCTGAACTTTGATATATTATTTCATCAGCGACAAAAGTACCAGAACCTGAAGTAATTGTGATCGTTGTTCTTGGGTACATATCACGAATATCATTATCAACTTCTGCAACACCGGTTGCAATGACTTCATTAGAGAATACAAACTTTTTAAGTTTCAATGCAAACACATATACATTTGCATCACGACCACGACCTAATGTATAAAACATAGCCTGATCGTTTTCATGTTCAACAAAAGTAATTTCAAAAAATGAATCTACAAGTGGTACATAAATTAAATCACCTTCATTTGGTCTTGATTGACCAGTTGTAGCAACAAACCTTCTACGAGATACAAGATAATTAACTTCATCTCTTATCTCTAATCCAAATTTAGAGATGTAATCACCCTCACCCTCCATGCCATTTATATTTTCAAGATACATTTCAATAGAGTGAGCTGAAGTATACTGCTTGAGAGTGTCCTCACCAAAAAGAAAATCAACTTGGTCTCTACTTGTTCTTGGTAAATAAAAAATGTCCATGCCATAAATTTTCATGGACTCAATAACTAAATCTTCAACTAAAAGTTGTTCATTTGTTATCTGATTGGCTGGAAAAGGATTGAAATACTGATTAGTTGCCATTATTAACCCATATAAATTTCATTTGGCAACACGTTGTAAACTTGCATCTCCTCTTCTACTTTATCTATCTCAGCTTTGGCCTCTTCCATAATTCTAGGGCCATCGAGCGTAACACCACCTGGCATTTGAACACCAGCGAACTTAGATAGGTTAGATCCCCATTGATATTTGATAAGAGCTGTTGCGTATTTTTTTAAAAATCTGTCATCCCAAACATCTGAATAACCTGCTTGAGTGAGAGCACCATCAAGAATATTTGATTGGGGTATTGTTTTAGTTGTAATGGATGTGGGTGAATCTATACTTTTAATTTGTATTTCTTCTGAGCCAACAATAATAAAATCATTTTCAAGAACTTGTTGATCAAAAATTGTGCCTGTTCCAGTAATCGTGTTTGCAGTTGTATTCATAGATGCAGTACCAGTTAATGAGATTGTATCTGGCTGTAACTTACGATAACATTCTACAATTACATATTCACCAACATTTAAGTCTCTTGTCCAATCTATATCTAAAAATAATTTGTTTTGATGGCGATTAAATCTAAACTGTGGTGTGCCCGAAAATAAAAGATTCAGAGTTCTAATATGTTGCATTGTAATCTCATATGACACATAAGAAACAGATGTAAAGTCATATAAGTCATGCAATCTTAATTGATATCTGAGGTCAAACATATTAATTGATGAATTAGAATCATCAAATGGAAACACACTTGTTACAAAAATTACAGCATCTGGTGCATAGATCCATTTGCGATCAATATCTGCTTGAGTAATTTTGTGTTTCATAAAGATTTTTTCTACACCATCAAAATGATAGTCGTGAAAAAATTGTAGTGCATCATCAATACGATCTTCTACTTGCTCATCATCTACATTTATTTCAATCACAGGAGCGCCAAGCCTTCTCAAACAATAATCTTTAAATGATTGTCTCGTTGTTGGTTTACCTGAGTATCCTGAACTTAATGGCATTTTTTATCCTTTAATATTTCATACTATTTATATACTTGTTTATACATCTATGCCATCTGTAAATGACTCTTGCGTTTTTAAGTGTGTGTACAATTCAGTCAATATATTCCCTGAAGCTAAATTAACAGAAACATCAGATTCATTTTTAATTATTTGGTGAGTTTCTCTAAAAATAAAAGTACCTCTCAATTCTGTATTTGCACTTGAAGAATCCGGATAAACACAAACCTTATAGTTTATAGCATTTTTTCTACCGTGATAAGATTCAATTCTAGCATATGCTTCAGGAAAATTAAAATTTAGATGATTTTTTTCATTTGTGTTTAATAAATTTATTTGTAATGCCATTTTATGTCCTTTTATAATGGTAGAGATGTACTATTATGATTCATTTCTGTTGATTCTATTTTTAGTGACCATGCTATAGTATGGCTGGCTTCTCCTGTTACCGTAAATCGTAACCATGTATCACCGCTGCTCTGTCTTTTTTCTGCTGCGAGATCCCATGCTGATGCACCAGATGTGGCAAATTTTTCTGTAACAGTAAAAGCTGGTGTTGTAACGTCTGAGGATTGATTTGTTTTCACTAAACCGATGACTTCCCATGCTTTAGCGTCATCACCTTGATCTGAGTGAGCTACACAAACGCCTTTAAAGTAAGCTACTGTAGAAAAATTGGTTGACCAATGAATTGTTCTATTGTAAGTGCCAGTTCCAGAACTCGTCAATACAGTATTTGAACCATCTAATGTTAAATCATGTTGATTAGCACTTGTGGTTCTCGTTAAAAGTGTGTGTTGTCTCGTAAAGTGATAACTTGCTGAACCTGTTTCTCCCATATAATGACCAGGTATTATAACACCACCTCCACCATAGCCAGCCCTTCCTTTACCACCTAGAATCACAGTCGAACCTTGATTATCACCAGTAATTGAACTATCACTACCACCTATTATAGCACTATTTGAAGCGTTTATATTATTATCTGCGCCACCGCCTATGAAGATATTTTTTGATGAAGTAACATTAGCTGAGTTATTTCTACCGCCTGCAATAACTGTTTCATCAGAGTTGACAAACAAACCATCACCTCCAATCAATACTGATTGAAAAGCGTTATCGTATAACTTATTACCGCCACCAGCAATCGCAGCAGAACGACCAGATTGTAATAAATTACTATATCCAGCAAACATTCCACTATAATCAGCATTGCCGTGATTTATAGTATGAACTGAACCACCAACTATAGCATTGTAATTAGCGCCGGTGTTGGTTATTCTATTTGACCGGCCTGCGCCTAAAAAATTGTAATCACCATAAATATCATTGTCATAACCTCCTATTATACCGCTAGCAAAAGAATCATCATTTATGAAATTGAATTGTCCACCTGATATGACACTATAATCACCTTCAAGAGAATTTTGATAACCACCAATCATAGCACCACCGGCAGACGTACTCTCTAAATCATTTAAATAACCACCACCCATAAAACCATAATCACCAAAACATTCATTTTGTCGACCACTTACCATACCAGAATAGATTGCAGCTGACTCAATATCGTTGAGCAGGCCTCCGCCTATAAAACCATAATCACCAAAAATTTTGTTTTGATTACCACCAGCGATAAAATTGTATTGAGCACCATCATATATTGTACTCGTACTTGAAAATACAAAACCATCATGTTCATCACATCTTGCTCGATAACCAAATGCGATTGAGTAATTACCCATGACCCTAGATTCATTACCACCAGCTATTGAATATGCACCATTTGCAACTACTTGCTGCGCTCCGCTTATAACAACTGAACCAGTACCGTTTGAAGTTGATAAGTTGCTTGCTAAAACTGCGGATCTCGTAAGAGATGCAGTAGAGTCCGCACTACCAAGAACAACTGCATTTTCACCTGATGCGACATTTTCGTCACCAAAACAAACTGAATAATGCCCCGAAGCTTCGCAGCGCACCCCAAAAGAAACTGCGTAGTTACCACTAGAAAAACCACCATATCCTCCCGCAAAGGATATGTAACCATTTGCTGTTGTCTGTTGATTCAATGCAACACTACTCTGGTTAGTTGCTTTTGTCAGATAACCGAGAGCGGTGCTAAAGACACCACTTGCTACTGTACTTAAACCGAGAGCGGTGGTTTGGATACCACTTGCTGTTGTATTAGCACCCATTGCAAATGAAGAGTTTGCCGATGAAGTAGAATAATAACCACCAGCAAAAGAATAGTCCCCGGAAGATGTGTTTTCTTCGCCAATAACAAACGAGCGACCTCCTGATGCTGTGTTTTCTCGACCCCCAAAAGCTGCACTAAAATTACCTGTAGCTGAATTTCTTATACCACCAACAGCAGCTGCCTCTAATCCGTTTGCTTTGTTTTCATGGCCTATGGCTACGCATTGATTGTTATTTGCAAATACATTTTCACCCATAGCAATTGATTCTGTGCCAAATGCCCTCGCTGTATCACCAAAGGCAAATGAGCCTGCACCTGTGGCCCTTGTATCATTATAACCACCAGCAAAACTGAAATTACCAGAAGCTAATGTGTTGGTGCCCATTGCAAAGCTATGAGTGCCAGAGGCTGTTGTTGATTCACCAGTAGCAGTTGAATGAGTGCCAGAGGCTGTTGTTGATTCACCAGTAGCAGTTGAATGAGAAGCTGATGCTGTTGTATCTTTTCCACTAGCAAATGACTTATTACCTGATGCTGTAGTATCTCTTCCAATAGCAAATGACTCAACACCTGATGCTGTTGTACCTTGTCCACTAGTAAATGACTTATTACCTGATGCTGTTGTTTCTTTTCCAGAAGCGAATGACTTATCACCTGATGCTAATGTACCTGATCCACTAGCAACTGAATATTCACCTGATGCTTTATTATTTTCTCCACCTAAAATTGCACTTGCTAGGCCGGATGCAACTTGGTCGTCATCATTTCTTTTTCTTTGTAAATCAACAGCGTGTAAGCCTCTTTTGTTAATACCTTTTTCTGTAAGAGCTTGATATCTCAAGATTACAATACCATCACCACCATCTGCACCTGATTTTGCACCTGAAGGACTTGGAGCATTTTCTTCACCACCACCTCCGCCACCACCGGTGCCATCAACACCAGCACTTTGACCACCGCCAGGTCCTCGGCCACCTCCGCCTCCACCAGAACCCCCTGAACCTCCGCCTCCAGGTTGATTTGAAGCGCCACCACCGCCGCCTGCAAATAATCCTGTACTACCTATTGCTGTAGCTGCACCTGCTGGTATTGCTGGGCTTATAAATGGAGCTGCAAATATTGGGTTTGCAGAACCAGCACCTCCATCACCACCAGTTCCCGGTGGTCTACCTGTTGGACCGCTTGGGCCATTCCCACCTATATCTGTGCCTACACCACCAGCCGCACCTGCACCTCCGCCACCACCTGCAACATCACCAAAGGATGGTGAAGAAGCACCACCAGGATTTCCTCCAGGTGAAAGACCAGAACCACCACTTCTATTAGAATTGTCGCCACCACCACCGCCACCAGAACCACCATCAGAACCATCTGCCTCTGGTTGACCATCACCGCCGCCACCGCCACCAGCTGCGACAATTGAATTAACTGATGATAAAGTTCCGTTATCACCATTTCCATCATCAGCACCAGATCCACCTGTGCCGACAACAACGGCATAAGACCCTGTCCCCAAACTAGTGAAGGTTCCAGTTAATAATCGTCCTGCACCGCCTCCACCACCAGCACCTGTTGAAGATGATGTTGTACCGCCACCTCCTCCACCGCCACCAACCACAAGATATTCAACATTTGCTACATTTGCAAGAGCAAAAGTGCCATTCGATGTAAACACATGATATGCAAATAAATCAGCCATTACTTGAGAACCACCAGTCTGAAATTGTGCTATATTAGCTCCAGAAGCCGCCTTTGAAGCCTCTAAAAGAAAAGCTGCATTGCCTTTCGGGGCCACCACTACGTCTATGTCATTATTTGAATCACTTGAAGCTTGTAATGTAACAGCAGGTATTGTATCATTTGGTGATGTTATATCAAATGTTTCTGTGATATTATTAAGTGCTGAGTTAGCCTTTATGAAAGCTGCATTAGCGTGTTTAAAACCAGCATCAGCTGAGTTTTGTGCCGTGGTCACATTTGTTGCGTTGGTATTTCCAGCAGTAAAGGCTGCATTAGCGTGCTTAAAACTGGCGTCAGCTGAATTTTGGGCTGTGGTTATATTTGTAGCATTGGTGTTACTAGAATCAAAGGCTGCATCAGCATGATTTTGGGCTGTGGTTACGTTTGTCGCATTGGTATTTCCAGCGGTAAAGGCTGCATTAGCGTGTTTGAAACTGGCGTCAGCTGAGTTCTGTGCTGTAGTAATATTTGTCGCATTGGTATTTCCAGAGGTAAAGGCTGCATTAGCGTGTTTGAAACTGGCGTCGGCTGAGTTTTGTGCCGTGGTCACATTTGTTGCATTGGTATTGCCAGCACCAAAAGCTGAGTTAGCGTGTTTAAAACTGGCATCAGCTGAATTTTGGGCCGTTGTTATATTTGTGGCATTGGTGTTACTAGAATTAAAAGCTGCAATAGCATGATTAAAAGCATTATTAGCGAATACTAAGTTTGAATTACCTGAAACAAAAGCTGCATTAGCATGATGAAAAGCATTATTAGCAAATGAATGACTTGCTATTGTATGAAATTCAGAGCCATCATTTGTAAATTGCCACTCATCATTTGTTTCACTATATTTTAAAATTACATTAGCTGAAGAACCTCTATCAATCTCTATGCCAGCATCTTTAACCGGTGCAGACCCTTGGTCTATTGCTGAGTTTAGTGTTAATATATTATCAGCAACTTGAACTATCGTTGAGTTTACTACTTGTTGTTCACCTTCGACTCTAAGGTTACCTGTAACAACTACATTTTGTGTTACTGTTAAAGCGCCTGTTATAACACCACCAGATGAAGATAGTTTTGTATTACCTGAATCAAAAGCTGCATCAGCATGATTTTGGGCTGTTGTTATATTGGTAGCATTGGTGTTACTAGAATCAAAGGCTGCGTTGGCGTGTTTGAAACTGGCATCAGCTGAGTTCTGTGCTGTTGTTACGTTTGTGGCATTGGTATTGCCAGAAGCAAAGGCCGCATTAGCATGATCGAAAGATGAAACAGAATGGCCAAAGGCTGCATTAGCGTGTGCGAAAGATGCGTTTGCTGTGTTTGAAGTATTAGTTATAAACTCATTTGATAAAGAGTCATCAGTAGAAGCTTGATTATTTGCCTCTGCAAATTGTTGTGGTGTTAATTTACCAGCGCTTGTTTGTTTAGTGACCATCCTACCTTGAGGTGATATGAACAAAGCTTTAGGGTTTGGAAATTTATTTGTTACTTTTGGTATAAAAACAACACCACCACTTACTGGATCTGTTTCCATTTTAGTGCCACCCAAAAAGAGTGTGCTACCTGAAAGATAAAGATCATTCCAAAAAGTTGATTCAGAACCTAAATTATAAGTGTTTGAAATTGATGGTATTATATTACCAGATATTATTATATCACCAGAAACATTACCACCAGAAGATGAGAGTTTAGTGTTTGCGACATCAAAAGATGCGTTTGCGTGTTTGAAACTGGCATCGGCTGAATTTTGAGCTGTATTGGCCGCATTAAATCCAGCATCAGCATGATTTTGGGCTGTGGTTATATTTGTGGCATTGGTGTTACTAGAATCAAAGGCTGCATCAGCAAATATAAAATTATTATTTGCTTT